GTCAATCATTCCATCAAACGTAGATGCCCCGACAGCTGCCCCTATATTTGGAGCCAATCCTCCTGTTACAGTAATCGCACCGATAGCACTATTCCCTGAACTTGTATTTCTTACTCCATCAACACACGAATATATGTTTATTCCTCGTTTTCCCAACGCAACGTGATACCATTTCCCCGGTTTTAGAAGAATAGTTCCAGTTTCTTCTACTTTGTCGTCTTGAGCATCAGCCATTTTAATTGCTATAAATCCACCAGTTGTCAATGCAAGAAAAATGTGATTATTTGAAACAGCACCAGAGTTTTCAAAAAGATACCGAACTACATTATTTGATTCATATTTAATATTCATTGCGATTGTCCAATCATCAGACCCCGGACTTATCGGTTCGTTATCTGCAATAGAAAGATACTGTGTTGAGTTTGCCTCAAAATCCATCGCATTCTGATTGCGACTGGCGTATACATGAACTCCCATCAAAAGAAATAAAATTATAATAATTATAAATTTTTTCATAAATAATAGCTTTGAGAAACTTCTTGCCATCCGTATATTCGTTGTTTTTCTTCAACGCCGAATCCAAGCGATTTTACATATACTTTTCCGTCATTTTGCACATAATAAAATACTTGAAATCCCTTTTCTCCTTTTCCCGTAATATATTCATGGACTTCAAGTTGAAACGGAAGCGCGGGAAAGGATGCACTTATCTCGCTCCAATTTTTTTTCACATGGGAGAGATAACAATTAAGATTATCCGCATTTACGGATGTTCCATACAGAACAGGGGAATCATGCGTTCTTATTCCCTGCCAATATGTTTTATTCATAATTTGAGACGCTTGATATGATGTAATTTCTTCAAAAACAGATTGAACAGATAAGTTCAATACAGTGTCCGCGTTAAGAATATCCGAAATATCAATCGCTGATATATTTCTTTCTATTTTTTTCTGCTGAAAATCACATGGAATAGCATTAGGAACAAAAATTATATATCCACCAAGAATCGCAATTACAGTTCCCACAAGCACAATTATAATTTTTTTATCCATAGCTTATTCGCTTATAGACGCCTCTCCACGATAAATCACGGGAGGAGTTGATGTTCCCTTTGTTCCGACAAAACCAAACATATCGCAAGCGCCCGCCGCAGATGATTGCGTCGTTGATGATTTTCCAGACCAACGAATCGCCGAATCCCATATAGTTATATCTCTACCTCCAGAACCATCCTGACATACCACAAGAACTCCTTTACCGCCCGCAGGAAGATTTTCCATATTTACAGTTACTCCTGTGATTCCAAGCGTCATTCTTTGTGGATTTCCCGCCCGCCAATCCACATTGATTGGACTTGTGGTAACAGTTCCAATATCAAACTCTGCTGAATACATAAATCCGGAACTTCCCACTGTAGAAGAAGCTACAAACGCATACCTTGTTGTTGTTGTTCCAATTCCGATAGTTGCCGGCGAGTTAGTAACCAAGATATTTGTAGCCGCGTCTATTGTTGTAGCTCCAGAATAATACGAAAGACGGCTTGCCGTTCCCGAATTGACAGTTACCGCGCCTCCGCCTCCGTCATCTGGGTCACAGATAACATCTCCGAGCGCATTTGTCGTAAGAGAGCCGTTGCTCGTAAGCCCACTGCAATTAAGCCGCAAACGCAATCCTCCATTTATCACAATCCCCCCCTCAAATGTTGATGAGGCGGTGTTTGAAGTTACATGAAGGAGTGGAGTTGAAAGTCCATTGTAAATTGTTGATGTTGCATTCTGATAAAAGTTTGCTGAATTTTGTATAGAAAGAATGCTCTCTGTGCTTGTAGCGCCAAGCCCGATGTTTCCACTCTCAAGTACTCTAAAACGATATTGTGAGCTTGTTCCCACAAGAAATGTGTTAGTGGTTACGAGAGAAGCAAGAGATGATGTTCCTGTTATGTTAGTCGTGCCTGATACTGCCAAAAGAGTTCCGGGAGTTGTCGTTCCAATACCGAAATTACCGCTTTCGTTTATTCGTACACGTTCAGCAAGAGTTGTTAAGTTGCTTGTGTAAAATGCAAGGTTTCTACTTGATGGCAAATCTATACCTGCGCCAGATTTATAAATATTACTTGCTGCTCCAGTTTGAGTAAAATAAATCCCCGGTTTATTAGCCGCCCTAAAACTTCTGCTTAAAACAAAATAATCATAGGTATCTGCGGGATCACGAAAAATAATACCATTTCCTTCAAATGTAGTAGTAGAAACAGTAGAAGTTGAAGTAAGAGAAGGTAAGGTGAGTACGCTATATAAAGTTGATGATCCTGTTGCAAAATTTCCTGCGCCATGTATGGAAAGTGAACTTCCCGGCGTACTTGTTCCAATGCCAAAATTTGTTCCATCAAATACAAATCCGCTTGCATTTGTAAGCGCGGTATTTCCAGAGTTTAGAAAAACAATCTGATTTGCCCCAGAAAGAGATGCGGCAGTTCCTCCACGGGAAAGACCGAGAGTTCCCGACCAACCAAGAGTATGCGCGCTTCCTACAGAAGAAATGGTTACATTTGTATCATTTGTAAAAGTTTGAGTTGTTCCAGTAAGACCATTAAGTGACGTAATACCGCTTGTACCCGCACAAGTTCCATCGGGAAGTCGAAAACATCCGCTTAATATCCTGATTCCGTTTTCAAATGTAGACGTTGCGGTAGAGGTTGCATTGATAGCGCCTACAGTGAGAAAACCGATAGTTGAAGAAGATGTGGTAAAAATACGAGACGCATGTAGATCGGTGCTTGTGGCTTCCGGAGATGTCACATCTTGCCCTGTCCATGTTCCTGTTGTGATAGTTCCTATACTTGCAAGATTCGGAAGCGTGGATGTTCCCATGAGTTGATCAAGTTGATAAGTGATTGACGCTCGTCCTGTAGTAGCTGTCGTTCCAATACGATTCTCAATAGCGTTCCAGTCCTCCTCCTCAATAATATCTCCTTCCGCAAAATTGTTTGCTGTTGCGGGAAACTTCGGCGTAACGCTTGCGCCAAAAACAAAAAACGCAAAGGAATATACAAAAAATCCAATTGCGCTCGCAAGAATTGCTATATTTACTATTGTTGTTTTTTTATTCACGATGTCATTTTATTAAGTTTTTCTTTTTGTGTTTTTCTTTCGTATCCGTGTGGTACTTGACCAAATCGCGCATAACCAAATGTGCCTATTCCAAATTCACCTATCAATTTCCCAACTCTTATTCGTGCCTCATCCGTATATGTCGTTGCGGGTCTTGCTTCTTCTGTAGTCGTTGTAGTTTGTCGCGCTTCTTTTGTAGTAGCCATGTTTTATACATCCCACCCATCATTATAAAGATCGGTGGAATCCGGTAACTCGCCGATAATTTCCGCAGATTCATCAGGTCGTGATATTGCCTGAAGCGCAATTTCAAAGTCTTTGTCAAATCTCTTTTCCAATTTCGACATAGGAATTTTATTTCCCGGCCTTGCCTTCCAAAGAATAGAAACCATTCGCGCCCATAGTTCATGGAATTGTCTCGGCACGCCAAATGAAGTTGTGCTCGGGTCAACTTCCAATCCCGTGCTTCCAGTCATGTTCGCGAGATCCGCAGGATAAATATAGGACTGAAGCCGTCCACCGCCAGTAACCGCGATAATAGTTCCCGATAAAATAAATAGCGCGCGCCGCCTTATTGTGTAAGCAAACTCTCCGGGTGAATTTGTGTAGTTCTTTGTAATTTCGCTTTCTGTTTCCGAGCCGTTATAGTACTTAATCCAATTTGCTTTGAATCGAGAATCGGCAGCCGCAAATTTAAGTTCCAATTTATAAATCCTATTAAGAAGATCGTCATCAAATCCATATTCTCTTTGATCCGCTACTAAATCAAAAGTAGAGGGGATAAGAAAATATCCCGCGTTTCTTTCGACAATCGCCGAAGCGAAGTCGTCTTTAACTGTATTTACAAGCGGAAGCATATCCCCGTTGGTAAACGTCGTGCTATTTGTGCCGGTATACCATCTGCTACGCGCCGCGAGCTGTGTCCCAGTGATAGAAGTGCAATTCCAATCGCGGTATTTGCCGCTTCTTGGATATTGTTATTTTACATCGTAGATAACAGTAGCCGTAATTGTCGCTGTTCCATCAACCTGCGATACACGAGCAATCAAATCTCCAACTTGCGGAAAAGTGGAAAACAATCCCGTAGGAGAAGTAATCTCCGTTGTCGTTGCAAAGAAAGGAACAAGCAGATCCCTATCGCTCGTTTTCAGATAACTCGATGTTGCAGTCCCGCTATGAGAAGAAATTTTTAATGCGGCTGGCGAATAATCAAACACAAATTGCTGATGTTTTTTATCAAGAGCGCTGAACGTAACTTCATCAAAATAATGAATGTCCTGAAGATTGCCAGAAAGAGTTGTTGAAGCAATAACTCCAATTTTTACCGTGCTCGTTGCCGCATTTTCGCGCGTATCAAATCCAACTCGTATTTGAGACACGAAAATATCTCCACTGCTTCTAAAGTGCGGGAAATTGCTTGTATCGCTTCGATCAACCAAAACCGTACTTGTGGGAGCAGTAAGACTTCCAAGAAGAATATGTCCAAGAACATAATCTTCCGTTTCAACCGATTGCACCACCTCATCTCCGGTTACATTTGATACGCGAGCATATACCAGCGTAATCCCGACAAAAATCGCAAGCATCACAAATCCAATCATTACAGAAAAAAGACATTTGTTGTTTTTTATAATTTTTTCGTAGTCCATAAGTTTCTATTTAGAGAAATAAAGTGCGACGTTTATTCCCATTTGTAGTTCGGCTTTAATCGCGCGTAATACGTATCAGCTTCCGTCATTTTTATTTTCTGAATATCAAGACGGTCAAAAAATTTTATGATATATTTTCGTGCCGGGTGGAATCGCATAAAACGAAACCCGATACCCGCTACGCGCCAAAGCCCCTTAATTCTATGTGTCGCCTCACGCGACTCTCCCAGTTGCGCGAGTCTGCTCAATTCCCGATACGGATTTTTCTCAAATGCCGTATGATCCAATTCGCAGAATACATTTTGAAGACGAAATCTGTATGCGTCATCAAACTCTAAAATCAACGTAACCAAATCCCGTATCATTATTATGTTTGCGTTTCTGTTCGGATCGCCCTGATTTCCATAATCAAATGTATCAAATACTCTCCATGCTTCCCGTGCCACTCTGCACATCCGAATCGGATATATCTGATGAATTTTGAGCTGTCTCCATATTGATTTTATAAGACCGATTGCCAACTGATTGCATTGCTTCCTGAAAACAAGAAAGAAAAGAATTGTTTTGAATTTGTTGTGAGAAAACATCTCGCGAAATCCCGACATCATTCCTCCGATATATCTCTTTGCGTCGTCAATTCTGTATACGGTATCAATAATCGGGAAACCCTCTGCTGGATGAGGAACGCCTTTGTAGTAGGTAAGAACTCCGCCTTCTTTCGGCAACTTTACCTGATCAATTTCAAATTTCGGTTCTTCTTTTGATCCTTTTCCGTAAAGAAGATTGTTTGATTTCGGAGGGCGAAGATACATCATTATCTCCTGAATGGAGTTTACCATTTTGTTTAGCCCTTCATTTTTCTCATTCATCGGAGAATATATATACTCGCAAGAACAAGACCAATTACCATCAATATAATCTTTGTTGCCTGAAGCATAATTTCTAATCTGCTCATAGATTTTTCTATCATCTCCCATACCCGCCCCGAATTGTCGGGGCGGGTTTTAAGAGAGATTAGGTTTGGTTCAGATTTGTTCCTCGTATCGTAAGGTCGGCATCATTAGCCATTCTTCGCAGTTTCAGAATAACATCCACAGTTCCCGATCCTGTGCCGTTAGCGTCCGAGGATTCAATAAATACGCCTCTATTAAGCTCAAGGGTTGTAGGCGAGGAGATATTCAATGTAGCTCTTGGAAAACCTGTATAACCTATCTGATTAGGATTAACCGCCAAACGACTAAGCGCGATTGTTACCGACGCACGAAGATTCGCAACCGCATACTGCATAATGACATTTGTTCCGCTCGTCACATTATCACAAGTAATTTTCAGCGTTGCTCCTCCGGCGAGTCCTATGCCATTTGTTTTAAGAATAATATCCTCTACTTCAATTTGCCCTATCGTTACCGAACCAGTAAGTGCCCGCGCTGTTGTAAGAATGCCGTCGGAAACAACTCTTGTAGAAAGAAAGAAAAGCGATCCTGCCGCGCGATTCATAAGTCTTCGTGTTTCCTCTGCAACACTTTCTTGAAATCTTGACATACGTTTTTCAAGCAACCGCCGTAGAAGGGCATAGTCGCCTATCCCTGACGGTTGCTTTTTAAGTGAATAAATACCACTGCGACATTAGTGGCTAACCTATTGCGATCCAAGATAATTGTTCGTCTACTACGTTAATATCGGTATCAAGACCAACTGTGAAACCGCTTGAAGAAACAGTAATTCCAAGTGTGGTAATAAGTGTTCCTGTACCCGCAGCAATACGCTTGTTTGCACTTGCATCAGCCATACCCTCAAACCATACAATTTCATCCCTACTGGTATTATTTATGACATGCACATATCGCGGTTGAAAACCGACAGTAATAATAAAGGCGGCGGCAGTTCCATCGGTAATGTATCGTCCTGCTGCAACATTCGTCACGCTCGCCGGCTGTATTGATTGTGATTGTGTTATAGCCATGATTTTTAATTCTAAACTATTTTAATAATTAGAGAAGCGCTTGTTCTTTCTCCGAAGTATCAATTCGAAAAGACTGCAACGCCTGTTCATCCTGTATAAGAGAATCTTTGAGCAAATCGGCAATTTGTTCCGGCAAATCAAGATATGTTTGTTTCGGAAAATCAAGGCGATAGCCGTTGATATTTACCGATTGCAATACTTTATCACTCTCGCCTTCTTTACGCGGAACGAAAATCCTCACTCTCTTTTGCGAAAGAAGCACCTTTTTCATTTTTTCAGTTTTGCTTCCAATATCGGGATGCACATAAGGTATTCCTTTGGTTTGAAAATATGGGCGTCCGGTATCTCTATGATATTCGTATTGCCAAAGATAATCTTTTGATGGTTTTCCTTTAATTTTTCCATCTTCCTCAAGAGTTTTATCTGTCGGAGGTTGAAGTCTTGATTCGTCTTTATCTTTTTCAGACATAATAGCAATTTAATAAATTTTCAATAATGGTGCGACAAGAAAGCTACGAAGAAGTAAGAGAGGATTAGTGAGAACCATTGCGAGTCTATCTATAATCCTCAATCTTCTTTACGCAGAAACCGCATGTTCAATTCTTACTGCAAAGTTTTCATTCAAGCGGATAGCGACAAATGTCGCTTTCCATCCTGAAGTTGAACGCTGATCCAAAGGATCTGCCGTTCCTGCTGATCCGAGGGGCTTGATTATATTTTTCATTGCCTCTCCTGAAATTCGGGTAATTCCGTAATAATCTTTTGCAAGAATCATCGTGCGATGAACGGTAACTGTTGAAGATACTGTTGATCCGTTTGTGGTCATCACAAATCGGATGTCATCTAACGCTCCCACTTCCCCCTCCATTACGTCATTCTTATTCGCATATTCCTCCACGGGAATCCATCCTGTTTGATTTTTCAAATCAAAAAGAGTGTTGTGGGAAATAATCCCGATATATGCGGCATTGATAGGAGAAGTATTAAAGCCCGTACTCGGGTTCACTATGCTTGTCATCTTTCGCGCATCATTTCCTTGTAATGTTCTCACTGCTTCACGAATTTCATCGCGAGTGAGTTTCATGTTTGCGTTAATATCTACTCGAGCTGTTGCGGAAGACGCAAATTGAACTGTCGTACCCGCAACTATAACGGCGCGAGCAAGCTGATCAAGAGAATTTCCTGCTTGCTGACCAAGCAATTCCGCAGTTTCGGAAAGAATCGGATCAAGTGTAGTAAACTGAAGAAAATCGGTGAGCGTTATGAAATCACCAAATTGCTGAACCGTGCCGGTTACGTCCGTTACCGCAAGTTGTTTTCCTGAAGGTGTTACACCCTCTGTTAATGCTGTCGTATTCGCAGCCAAAAGAGTATATCGGCGAAACTTAATAACAGCAGTATTCCCTCTCGGAATATCTCTTACTTGCCCGAATTTCGTATAGAGAAGAAGCGGGCGCGCAGCCTTCAACATAACTCTATCATAATAGTTATTGACAGCAGCCGATACCTGTGTGGTTGTAGTAGTTGCCATTTTTTTGTTTTTGCGTGGCGAGTGCGATGTCGCCACTGGTTAATAAATAAGAATTATCGAGACACAAATTTACCTGTTTTTACTTTGTGCTCTAATTCTCCAAATTCTTTATCATCCATTGCTTCTTGTTCCTCTATTGTAGGAACATCGCCTTCTTCGGAAACAGAAGGACG